TTCAGAAGCGCATCAAAAACGTCATACTGAACTGCGTTAGTCCTGTTGGGTCATGGTCAAGTAAAAAGCTCGAACTTGATCTTCAAACGATGTTCAATGCGTTCGAACATCAGGGAACAATTAGATCATTTACGTTTGATCGTGTCGAGTTTGTCGAGGGAAAACCGCTACGCGAGGTTGACTGTCTTCCGATCACTACGTGCCCAGGTGATTCGTTCATCGCGGAAGGTTACAATGACGATGGTTCAAAGCGAGATGAGTTCCGCGGCATTGTGATTTCAACAGACGGTGAAGGGGGTGGGACCATACTTACGCCGCCTGATGCATGCGGCGGTGAAATCATTGTGCGCTGCAGATTTCAGCCGTTCTTTCCTGTCGAATTTATTTCCCTTGAAGTCAAGGTTGATGTCTAGACTTTGATACTTAAGATCCATGATGTCTAGACTTTGATACTTAAGATCCATGGACGCCTCACTTTTCCTTCTTGTTGCCTTCGCGGCAGGCCTTGGTTTGGTGCTTGTCCTGAGAAAACTTATGTCAAAGAAACACCACGAACATCCGCACATTGTGCTCGCGGCGGGCGAGCTGCTAGTCACCGATGACGGCGAAATCGTCGTTGACGAAGTGCTTCCAAGAAATCAAGAATTGCTTCACTGCCCTGAAAAATTTGTGAGCGTTGAGTTTGCAGTCGATGACTGTACGCCTCCACCATGCGCCGGCGACGGCGAGCCCGAGGAACTCAAATGGGAACTGTTCTTCAAGAAGCATGATCATGCTGGTCATGGTCGCAATCACGAACATCACGAAGATGAACTGAAACTTAGGATCACCTGGCACGTTAGTGGTGCACGGACGATTAAGTGGATGGTCAAACTGCCAAGATAAGGAACACTCCATGACAACTGCGCTAGTATATGGTTGGTACGGGCGAGGAAACATTGGAGATGAACTGATGAGACAAGCTCTCGTCGGTATGTTTAAGCCTCGCGGCGTCACTCTGAGTTTCGTCGGTCACATCACGGAAGGTTATTTGACCGATGTAGAGACCGGTGAATACGTGAATGGCGTCATCTTTGGTGGCGGTAGTATCCTGTACGGCGAGCCTGCGATTACTCCTGAGGCACTTGATGTGCTTCTATCAGGCCAAATCCCAGTCTTTTACATCGGCGTGGGAGCTGAAACCGAAGTTCACCCGATCCACAGAAAACTGATGGCGATCGCACAGGTCGTTGCAATCCGTGAGCAGGACATGCCCGACCTGGTCCTTTCGCTTCCTGGCGTTGAACGACACCCAGACGTTACGCCAAATGGCATTCTCGTCGTTCCGAACGTTGAGACTGTTCCGACGTGGAAAGATCCACACTGGAAGCACGTTGCGTGGGAACACTTCAAGGATGAGTTCTCGCAAGTCCTTGACTACTTCGTTGACCTCAAGATTCCGACGACGTTTCTTCTGTCTTGCAGCAATTCAAGCCAGGAAGATGCATGGGCAGCGGGCGAGATCCTCAGCAGGATGGCTCGACGTGGTAACCTAGCACGCAACATCTTCAGGTGTTCGCTCGAAGACGCGTCTGAGACGCTCAAGTTGATGCAGTTTCACCAGGTCGTTGTCACTCAACGCTACCACGGAATCATCCTGTCGGAACTTGCTGGTGTTCCGTACATTTCTATCGATCACCATGACAAGCTGAAGAATGCAACGCCCTCTCGTGGCACGCACATTTCATTCTATGGTTCTTACAAGGCTCAGATGATCGCGGCGATTGAAGATTCAATGAGCACAAGCATTGAACCGCATCGCGCTCCGAAACAAGTGTTTGACGACCTAGCCGATCGGGTCGTTGACATCATGGGACGGAAGTGAGAACGTGGGCAACAGATACGTCGGATCAAAAAAGGGAAACATTTTTGTCGTCTCTTCAGCGCTCATGGCCGCTAGCGGTTCACACGTTGAAGTAGTCGAAGTTCCAACAGAATACAGCGCTGTCTCCAATGCTGCTCTCATCACTGACTTTCGTGTAAAGAACGGAAAGCTTCGTCCACGACAAAAGCGCGCGGCCGCAAACAAGCTCAAGCTAGCGTTCGTTGGCAACTGGAAGATGCAGTGTGGTATCGCAACATACAGTGAGAATCTATTCCCACATGTTGCGAAACACTTTGGTGACTTCAAGATGTTCATCGAGAAGAATGGTGCGCCCACGAGCCCCATCAACATTGTCGGTGACACGTTGGTTCCCCCAGAGAAGATCGTTTCGTGTTGGCAGCGTGGCGGACCGTTGACTGAACTTGCAGACGCTATCAAAGAGTACGACCCCGACGTCGTTTGGATCCAACACGAGTTTGGAATCTGGCCGAACGCTCGTCACTGGCTTGCGCTCATGAGCCAGCTTGACGACTACCACGTCATCGTCACAATGCACTCAGTGTTTCATCACCGTGACAAGACGATCGTCGAAGCATGCATGCCAGAGATCATCGTTCATCTTGAGGGAGCGAAAACAGTTCTGCAAGTAGAAAAAGGAATTTCATCTCCTGTCCATGTCATGCCTCACGGCTGTGCGCCCGTAACAGATACTTCGAGGTTGTGGAATTTCTACAAGAGTGGACATACCTTCATGCAATTCGGCTTTGGGTTCAGGTACAAGGGATGGGAGAAGTGCATTCGTGCAGTTGCGATCCTACGAGACAAATACCCCGACGTATTTTTCACCGGGCTCTTCAGTGAGTCTGCATTCAGCGCGGTCGACCATCAGGTCTACTATGATGAGCTCATGAGGCTTGTCGATGAGTTGGGCGTCAAGGACAACGTTGCGATCATCAGAGGCTACCAGTCTGACACAGCACTAGATTCATACATGAGAACGAATCAAGTCGTTGTCTTTCCGTATGTCTCGCACCCGGCACACGAGGTCTTTGGCGCATCTGGTGCAGCGCGGCTCGCAATGTCGAAGATGTCGCCTGTGATCACGACGACCGTCAATCACTTCTCCGACCTTCCCACGTTGAAAGCTGACAGCCCAGAAGAAATCGCTGATGCTCTTGACCAGATGTTTTCAAACACGCTTGCACGAAAAGCGCAGGTCGAAAAACAAGTCGAATACCTCAGCGAAAACACGTGGGAAAAGATCGCACTTCGTCACGTAAAACTTTTTGAGGGCACTGGGGACGAGTGAAATGGTGCGGTGAGACGTGGTAGAATGATAGTATGGCAAGTCATTCAATCGCATATCTGGCGCTGATCGTTCTTGTGGGATGTGGTGGAGGCGCCAACGCTCCGAACGAGAGTGTTCCTCGACGAGATCACACTCCACCCGAGCACCTCACGTTCACTCCTGACGCCGGCAGTGACGAGATTGTTGTCGATTTGACGTCAAAGAAAGACGCTGGGTTCGACTGTGCAGCCGCAGAGCACGATGCATCTGTTCCTGATGCGCCGGCGATGTGTCCAACTCGAATCGGTCACTGTCTCACCCACATGGCGACCCGTTGCTACGAGACATCATTCGATGATACTGTTGCATGCGACGCGTCCGGGATGTCCAGCGGCTGGCATGAGGGTTCGTGTGAGACCACCCGTTCTACGGGAGGTTGCATCATCGGATGTGATGTTTCCTATTCGTACCGACTCGGCGGGTACCCACCCGATGACGTGTCTCGAGCGGGCGCGAAGATCCAGTGTGACAGTGCCGGAGGAACGTTCATCGACACCATACCTTCTGACGGGGGTACGTACTGATGAGTCCTTATCGCATCGCAGACAAGCCCGCCGCCGCTCGTAAACTCGCTCGACGTCGAGCCCGATTGCGTAGCTTCTGGCGACGTGTCGGCGGACCTACGACGTTCATGTTGATCGTGGGTGGAATTTTCTCGTTCTTCAATGCGGTGACATGTGCAACAACTGATCGTAAGATCGATGACGTCGACGCCGTCTCAAAGCGACACTTCGACGACTGGCAGGCGCTGATCGACAAGAATCAGGCAGCGATGAACACTCGACAGTTCGAACTTGACAACCATGAGCGAGAGTTCGGTGCTCGTGTTCGCACGTTCGATGACATCCTGAGCATGTCGCCGATGTTGACCAAGAACGGCGCCGATCCGGCGCCCCTCGCTGACGCCCTCAAGCGCGCCGGAATCTCGAGCAAGAAGCCGTGAAGTGTCCTCCGATGCAAATGTCGATCCACGACTTCCAGCAGAAGTGGAAGCTCGTCTGGGAGTGGGATGGAATCTGTATTGTCTGTGGACATGAGTTCGCGAACATTGCATGTGTGACAACCGATCACATCATTCCGAAATCGCGCGGCGGCAAGAATGGAAACTACAACAAGGCACCTGCTCACTATCGCTGCAACCAGTTAAAGGGTGCTGAGAGCCTCATCGTTGCTAGCAAGCTGATCGTGGTCAAGCGTGAAAGCATGCGCCCCGATGAGTTCGTTGCGTGGCTGAACAAGCCCGTTCCTCATCGACACGTGCCTCACCACGCGACAATCGCTCTACGCAAGCGTCGCTGCCTCGAGCTTCCTGACCGTGTCGCCGGAATGACAGCAAAATGGAAATCAAAAAACAAAAACGCAAAATGACGCTGGGTCAGCTGAGCGGATCGATCCGTGACATCAAAGCATGGCCTCCCGGTGCTGTGATGATTTTCGACAATCAGTCGCAGATAGACATGTTGACTGAAACTGAACGCTACATGCTCATGCGCGTGAACGGTCAACTTCCTGAGGCACATACAGGTCGAGGCATCGTCGTTTCAAACGATGGCCTCAAAGAGATCGTCGTTATGTGGGATGAAGGATGCAAGCAACGCATTTGTCATTACAATGTGTATGAACTGAATCTCCAAGTGGTCAGACACGGCTGATACTTACTACTGTGAAACTAAAACTTAGCTCGCTACGTCGTGTCATCCGCGAGGTGTTGGCCTTTGAGACCGACGATCGGATGGTGGGCGACGACGCTGGGAACGGCATCGATTCGCTCGGCGATCCAGAAAAGATCGCTGATCATTTGACTGATGCCGAGGATCGTCCTGCGCTCGGCGATCCAGACGAAGACCTCGTCAAAGAGATCAGAAAATACTTTCTTCAAGAAGCAGACGGCGAACCTGAAACACCCACACCTGGTGAGACTCCGGAGATCAATGGGTTCTACACACCATTCGACATGGTCAGAGATCACACCGGCACTGACAACATTCAAGGCACGTGGTACCGATCGCCAGGACGACCTGCAGGTGGGGACGGTGACCCTTTCCGCGATGCTGACCCGTACGCACAACTAGGATTTCACCCGCCAAAAGGCCCAGAAGATCCCACTGCTTCGCCACCAGCCGCTGACGGCGAGGACGGCACCGCGGCTCTTGACGCTCCTGAAGATGACTCGCTGAAGACAGATGATACAGCTGACCTCGGTGCAAATAAGTCCGGGTCCAGTGTACAGTTAAGCAATGGGTCTCAAAAAGAAAAGCCGTAAGAAGCGTGAACTTCCCGATCCGCACGCAAAAGGTGCTGCGCGGTGTCGACAAGCGCTAGAAATTGTTGCGACTGACAACACGTTCAACCTCGGGTTCGACAGTGCTGGACCGTTGTGGATCGGGCGTTGCCTGCACTGCAACACTGCGATGTACGTTCGGACGAATGGTGGCACCGACGCGACAGTTGAACATATCGTTCCGACGAGCAAGGGTGGGTCAGGAACAGACCTGATGAACCTGGCACTTGCTTGCAAGGAGTGCAACAACGAAAAGGGCGTGCGACATGACCAAAACTATCCACGCGACAAGCGCGCCTGTGAGGTCATCGGAAAGCTTCTCGAGAAACGTTCAGAACGGTGGCGAAAGCCACCACCGGAGATGGTACTGTGAGTGACGTTCGATTTGCACGTGGATATGTGTTGGCTCATCCTTCTGACTGCGATCCTCCTCACGGTCTAGACATGACCGAAGGCGGACGTGATTGGCTGAAGGTTCGTCATCTCGAGCAGTGCTTCCGTGAATGGGGGTTCGATCCTGGCGAGCCTGCACTCGTGGGTTACCCGTTGAACGGGCGCATTCAGCTTCTCTCTGGTACGCATCGTCACCTCGCTGCGATGAACATCAACATGATGTTGCCGGTTCGCATCATCCTGCGCAGTGAGTGGGAGGCGGCATGGGGAACGCCCGAAGGTGCACACATGTGTCGCGACATTCGTGTCAGCGATCTCGAGAATCTCGAAGTCGGCCAGTCCACCACGCCACCTGCGCTTGCAGACCGTGTTGATCTGACACGTGACCTGTACTGAGCAGTGCAAATCGTCGGCTGCATGTGATACGTTAGACTAATGGATGGCTTCATCGTTAGAGTTACCGCGTATCATGGCGAGCCCGTTCTCGTTGGCAATCTTTACACCCGCGCCGGAATCAGCACCGACAAGCCTGTGCCCAAAGCAGAGATCGTCAATGATCCAAGCAACGAAACAGTTGTTGGTATCGAGGACCCGGTTGCCTCTTACTATACGCTCGATTTTCTCATTGAAGACTTCGAAGAAGAGTACGGGTGTAAGGTCAACTTCGGCGACGAGATTGATTCTTTGAAGGATGGAACGAAGGTGTACGAATTCGATGTCTTCGAACCCAGTTGGCCCGAGCAGGAAGAAGCGCAAGACATTGTTGATGACCTGCATGAGCGTCTGGGTGATTGGGTGAGAGGGTTCCCAACAGGACGATGAATCTGAACTGGAACTTCGTTCCTGGCTCTCTCGTCTACGTTGCGAAGGGACGCATTCGAAATTTCTCCGGGCTGGTCATCGGCGTCCCGACCGACGCTGTGCTAAAGTGCTACGTCATGTGGAACCACAATGGTGAGATCAAATTTGAAACAGAAGAATATTTCAGGATGCGTATGCTCGAAGACGCGTACGCTGACATGTATGACTGTGATGGGACGCTGCTATAGTTACTAACATGAAAAAGCTCAATGAGCACGCAGCGTTGAAGGTGATTCGAAAGCTCATCACGGAAGCGCTCGACAGCGAAGACGATCTGAATAGCATCGAGGTTGGTGATGTAGTCGACGTCGATTCAGACGAGATGGGAACCGTGTCCGTCCGCGTCATTGAACTAGTCGATGACGTAAATGCACATGCTGGTGAACCTGATCCGCGCAACCCGGGTGATTTTACGGGACCGGGTTTTGTCGGCGAGATTGATCCCGAGTCAGGTGAATCTGGCACGCTGGTGTTCTCGTTGAACCAAGTCGTGCCTGGCAGCAAGGCTAAGGGTTACTTTCCACGTGACATCGATGACATGCACGAAGCAGTGAACGTTTCAAACAATCATTCAACGGCGGACATGAGCAATCAGGAACTTCGCAGCGCAGCATCAGACATCTGGCAGAGATATCGCAACGGCGGACGTCCTGACGAGCGTGAGCGTGAAATCTTTACGCATGCTTACTGGGCAGGCGTGCTTCCCCGCGATCCGAACTACGGTGACCTGGGACAGTGGGTCGAAGACGGTTTTCCTTCGATGTGACGCAGTTGTCGTAGAAGTAAAAATGGCGCCCATCATTGAAGAAAAACTTTCGTTCGTAGAACACATCACAGCCATCGCTAGTAACATCATCGGTTCGTGGTGGATGATCGTCTTTCAGACGATCGCGATCGGCACGTGGTTCTACCTTAACGTCGCACACAATTCACCAACAGGGCGATTCGACAACGAGCGATACGATACACTGCGCCTGATGCTTGGTTTCCAGTCGGTCTACACAGCTCCTCTCATCCTGATGGCACAGCGCCGGATCGGCGCGCAGGATCGCAAAGTTCTTCACGGCATCGCCGATGATGAAAAGTATGCGATGGAGATCAGGTTGCAGGCGATGGAGCGCCGCATCAGGCTCGAGGAAAAGATCGATCGCTTGTTGCTAGCGCAGTTGACTGCTCAGGCACCCACAAGCGAAACGCCATCGACGTCAACAACGATCTGATAGTTGAAGTTTGCAGGAACGCTGAGCGTTCGCTTTCCTTCAGACTTGAGCGTGATGTTTCCTGCCGTTAGGTTACGAACAACCAAGAGGTATGGAACTAGCGTACATGGAGGCAGCGTCACGTTGATGTCTGTCACGCTTCCTTCAATGCGCACGTGCTTGCAGGTTGAGTCAGGCGTGAAGCTGATGTCCAATGTCTTGGGCGTGGGCGTGTTATTACGCGGCATGATGCACGTTCCATCGACGGTGACCTTCACCCAACCATCAGTAAACTCACCGTCAAGAACGGCAGAGACAACGTTTGTAACAGGAACGCTTACCGATCGAGGACCTTCCTCGTCGGTGATCGGTGGTCTCGCGGCAGCTTCAGTTGCAAGTACTTGAAGTGATTCAAGAGCTGCGGCATTGTTTTCATTGGGCGTCCACACCCATCGTGCATGTCCGGCAGTTTCAGTAATGAGCCATCTGTCAACTTCGTCATAGAACGCATTTGAAACACGTGTTCCGCGGTAGACGTTGCGCATGCTTCCACGATGATGGACAACAAATGGAACGCCGTTCTCGACCTGATACTCTTCGTGGTATTCGATGAGACCTTTCAGGATGATGGCTTCTGGGCTCGTGGGCTTGAGTTGCTTCCACCCTTCATATGAAATCCCCCTGCTTGACAGGTATTCAGGGATCTGCCATGCAACGTCACGTAGGACCTCATGACCGACTGGAAGCCCATAGATCTTTGACATTCCTTCATTTTCAATCAGGACGTTTTTCACCTTTTTGGGCATTGCCTTGAGATCGCGCCAGCGATGTAATGGCGACAAAGCCATCCATACGACGTTTGGACACTTCTTGTATGTCTGCACGAGGCCTTCACCTGAAGTGAACCCGCCGATGTCTTCATACGTTGTTCCGAACGTTCCGACCTTCTGATCGAGTGTCTTGATCCTGACGTAGTCGTCCCAACCCTTTGCTAGAACGACGGTGTCTGAATCGGCAATGATGTGAATGTCGCCATCATCAGTTCTGCGCAACGCATGTTCGACGCAGACTGCGTGACCGGTTGAACCGACCAAGCCTTCTCCTGACACGATGTTTGGAACGTGGTATGCATCGACGCCCGGGAGTTTTGCTAAGCGATCTCGTGCAGTCGGACCCATGCAGTGCACGCTGAGCTTCAACGCGTCAGGTCTGCTCGCGAGCAATTGCATCGTTTCCCACATGAAGGTTGCGTACCCAATCGTATTTTTGTCAGCCTGCGTGTGAACGTGAATTTTCGGGACGTACATTGGTTCTACGTTCAATTTATCCTGTCTGTGAGCTCGTGAATCATTGTGAGAAAAACAGTGAAAGCCTCACCATTAACGTGGTAGGATTAGATCAGGTGGAAGGGAAAGCCTTTTGCCGAAGGAGCTTGACGTGACTCGACAATTCATCGTGTTGTCCGGTGAGGCCGGAGCTGGGAAGGATTCCGTCGCAAAGGTGCTCGAGGAGCATCACGGCTTCTTCATGTACTCGCTGAGCACCTCAATGAAGGCGTTCGCAGGCGAGGTCTTCGGCTTCACCGATGATCAGTTGTACGGCCCGTCTCGTTCTCGAAATGAGCCAGATCCTCGATGGGCGCGCCCATGTCCGAACTGCGATGCAACACGTCCGGGAAACTGTTTCACACATTGTTGTGATACGTGCGCCGGAACAGGAAAACTCAACGACAATTCACCCAGACGTATTCTTCAGCTCCTCGGCGACGAGTGGGCGAGGCAGATGATCCACCCAGACATCTGGACGATGGCGGCACGTCCGCACCTCGAGCGCTTGCTCGGTGCAGGAAAGCGCATCGTCATCAATGACGCTCGGTTCGAAAACGATCGCACCAACCTACACGACTGGCTCGGCGCAGACCGCGTGGACATCCAGACGCCCAACAAGAAAAAGGACGGCGCTGCGTGGAGACTCCATGGTAGTGAAATGTCGAGGCCTTCTCGCACCAATCTCGAATACGTGCTGACCAACGACGAGGACTATCCGTTCCCGAACTTGGACGTCAAGGTGCAACTGATGATCAACTCGCTCTACCCGGCCGCTGCGTGACGCAAAAGCAACACGAGCATCCTTGGTTCAAACAGTATCGAACCACACACGATGATGCTGAAGCATGGTTTGACGTCGAAAAACAAATGTTCCCAAACGAAATCCTGAATCAGCAAAAAACAAAAGTGAAGAAAAAGAGAAAAAGTGTGAAACAGGACGGCGGGTAAGGATATAGTTAGTCTATCAGCCGAAACAGGCAAGCACCACAACATCGGACCGTAGCTTAGACGGTTAGAGCGCATGTCTGATACACATGTTACGGGGGTTCGACTCCCTCCGGTCCGACGAAGATTCTCAAACAAGAAAATTCAAATGAACACTTACGCACAGAAAAATTATCGTCAAAAGCAGTGGCAAGATGCCGCTGTTGCAAATATCGATACGTGAACTGGAGCGCCTCGTCGCTCCGGCTTCCGGAGTGACTGAGAAGGATGGGATGCCATCAGCAGTCGCCGAGGAAGGAAACTTCTTCGGCATCTTTCGTTTAAACTCATGGTGTGCTAGACCGGTATGGAGACGGGCGTGGTTGTAACCCACGCGCCCTTAGGGCCAGCAGGGTTCGATTCCCTGGCGCATCACCGAAGAGAACAATCGTTCTCTACGATCCTTGAAAATTTGCGTTCCAAAACGTGTGCAGAGAAGCACTCGTTCATTCTTGGGTAGCTTAAGTTAGAGCACCGCGGCTTCACGCGGGAGATGAAGGTTCAATCCCTTCCCCGAGAGCTCGACATTGCCGTGTCGGATAAGCGTAAGCTAAGGTAATTCGCCTGACTGTTAATCAGGATGATGCAGGTTCGACTCCTGCCGCGGCAGCTGAGATGTTCATCAGAATGAAGCCTACAAGCAAAGATCGTTGATATCATTCGTGCTTCATTCACTCGAACATCTCTTTCGACATTCACATGTAGCCTAGAGGACAGGCAGCTGGCTGTTAACCAGTAACGGAGAAATCCTAACGTAGGTTCGATTCCTACCGTGTGAGCTGAGATTCAAAGACGAAAAGGCGTACGGGTCGTGAGGCCCAAAAGCTACTTGCTCTGAGAGTCTCGCCAACATGAAAGCAAAGACTTCGATGGGTCGAAACTTTCAGCAGAAGCTTATCATCGCGTGGAGTTGGGAGGTAACCACGCTAAAATCTTTCCCCTCAACGGTTCAAGGTGTTACTGGTTGCATAGCTCCCTCTTAAGGAGAAAGGTGCGGGTTCGAATCCCGTTGAACCGACTGAAAGAACAAAATCATATCGTATATGAGTCGTTAGCTCAATTGGCAGAGCACCTGGTTCTTACCCAGGACGTTGCGGGTTCGACTCCCGTGCGACTCACGAAGTATCGTCAGTAACTCAAACGTGTTCTTAGAAAACATGCGAAAACAGATGCAGGTTCGATTCCTGCCCGAGGCACTTAGCTTATACAAACACATGCCTTGGTGGACTATTGGAAAGTCAGTCGCCCAGAGGGGCGTGAAAGTGAAACTGATACATCACGGGGGAGTAGCTCAGAGACTAGAGCAGCGGGTGTAAAAAGCCCGAAGGTCGGTGGTTCAATCCCATCCTCCCCCACCATGCGAAAACGTACTAGTCCTTCGCAGAACCGGGTAGGCAGCGGGTATCCTGCCACATCATGGGGAAGTAGCTCAGAGAAAGAGCAGTCGGCATAATACGCCGACAGGTCGGGGGTTTAATTCCCTCCTTCCCCACCTTGAATTGAGTAACTCATGAGGCAAGTGTAAAAGTTGCACGTCCGACCTAGAATCGGAAAGACGCGGCGCAATACCGCGGCGGAAGTGAAAATGACGAGATCGGACGTATTCCGATTATGCGCGAGTAGCTCAGTGCAGAGCAGGCGGCTTTTAGTTGTCAGGTCGGTGGTTCAACTCCTCCTTCGCGCTCCAGTTAGTAACTCAATCTCGGTGTGCCGAGTGTAAAACGTAGCCTGAGTGCGGATGCACCCAGAGCGTGGAAAGTGAAAACGATACGGGTTCGTAACTCAAGTGGCAGAGTCACGCCTTTTAAGCGCAGAGACGCGGTTTCGACTACCGCCGAACCCACCACGGAATATATTTAGACATAGCGGGTTGGAGTAATCTGGCAACTCGTAAGGCTCATAACCTTAAGACCCTGTTCAAATCAGGTACCCGCTACCGCAGTAATGGAGCAAAAGAGGCTCGCCGGGCCCATAATCCGGAAATCAGTAGGCGCGAATCCTACACCTGCAACCACGACACGGACCTAACCGACACGCAAAGGAATTCAACCCATGATCAACGAAGGACACCCGCCGTAACGACCCTCCAATCGTAAGAAAGGAGGTTCGCAATGTGCAAGTTCTGTAAGATTGCGTCTGACCTGTTGGGAAGGCTCTATATGTGCCGACCCTGCTGGCGCAGGCACTACCGCAACAAGCGGCCAGGGAAGTGACGAGATGGGTGGGGACACAACAAGATGGCCCTTACCCACGAACATGTGAAACAATGGGGAGAGCGCGCTCGATCAGCGCTTTGACAGCCGGGAAAGTCCGGCCAACGACCTGTCGTCCAGCGGCAAGGATGCTAGCATGACTCGCTAGAGAGCGAGGGTTCGAGTCCCTCCGGGTCGACCACCCAATTCACATCTGTGAACGGTGATAAGAAACTGTGATTCTACAACCAATTTTGTTTTGACTGGGCGTTGTGAGCGCCAACCAATAGGATAAGTAGGTGACAAGACGTCCAGCTTGATTGCAGGGATCTCAGTAACCAATCGTTTGGGGCAGTAGCTCAACTGGGAGAGCGCTTCGCTGGCTGCGAAGAGGTCGAGGGTTCGAATCCCTTCTGCTCCACAAGACACGGTAACTGCACCTCAGGTGCTGAGCCCGGGAGCCTGGGTTTTTGAAGGTGAAGTGTCGAGGTATTTGGCGGTCTAACCGAGGTTTCATACAACCGTTGAATGCTGATTTTGGGGCTTTAGCTCATTTGGGAGAGCGCCTGCTTTGCACGCAGGAGGCGACGGGTTCGAATCCCGTAAGCTCCACCGCTTCCGTGGCATAAACGGGGTGACACCTACCATAATGGTGTGGCAGTTCGAGAGAGATCGAAATACAGGGCTGTAGCTCAATTGGTCAGAGCAAGCGGGCATCAAGCACGCCAGTATGTTGGTTCGACTCCAACTGACCCTGCTAACGCCGTGGCTGACATCGGAAAGTCAGTTTCACAGGCGTACAAATGTGATCGGTACCGATCGCACGAGGAAGACTGATCGTAACGCAAGCAGTTCACAGGAATGTGAACCCCCACTGCGCTCTGCGAAAAGAGCCCCTCGAATCTGGGGCACTAGCTCATCTGGGAGAGCGCTACGTTCGCATCGTAGAGGTGGTGGGTTCGAGTCCCATGTGCTCCACTGGTCTTTGAGACGTGGTAACTATCGAGCCGGAGTCGTAAGACCAAGCATCCAGCAGCGGACCACAACGGGCTAACGCCCTTGAAACGAATGAGATAGAAAGTGAAACGTCGAATTACGCCAACCGAGGGAGCACAGGGAACCCGCCGGCTTCATGCGCCGGGCTCACACCGAGACATCAACGTCCAGCATCATTCATCGCTGTAATGCTGTCAAACAGGAGAGACAGCGTGGCTCGATACCACGGGTTGGCACAGAGAAACTTTGGAGACGTGGACCATTGGAGGTCAGCTGATTGTCTATCAGCCTTATGCGGGTTCGATTCCCGTCGTCTTCGCCCGGTAGATGTGGGTTCGAGTCCCACCGGCGCGCTAATACCGCGACGTAGCTCAATTGGCTAGAGCAGCCGGATATGGTCGTATGTGCATCAGGTGATGCAGCACCACTGTCTATGGTGTGAGGCTCGGTTCGATTCCGGCTACGATCGCTGGGTGTGAAAACCCGAGGTTGTTGGATCCTCTCAAAATCATCAGTGCATCACAGGAGTTTCATTCAGCGGCTAGGATGTTCGTCTCCAAAACGAAACACACGGGTTCGAGTCCCGTAGCTCCTGCTGATCGCCGATTTCGATCGGCGATTTCTCTGGCCCGTCGTACAAAGGCAGTACCTTTGCTTCTGACGCAAATGATGGGGGTTCGAATCCCTCCGGGCCATCTCTAGGAACGCAAGTTTTCATTTCATTGGCGCATCGTCCAAAGGCAGGACCTGAGACTTTGACCCTCATGATGCTGGTTCGACTCCAGCTGCGCCAACCAAAAGCAGTGCAAACATAGAACCGGCCATGGTACAATGAAACCATGGCCGATGTTCCGTTAATGGGTGAGAAGGCACGGTACATCACGTACTGCGTCCAGGAACTTTCGAGGCTCAAGGGTGACCCACAGAAAAATCGGGCACGGCTTAATGAGTTGGTCTCCACGGCCAACGCGCTATTAATTCCGCGGTCGTGGGTCGGTGTGGACGAGGAGGGACTTCTTCATGTCACGTACACACGTGTGAAAGGTGAGCGAGGAAAGCCCGATGCGCCGACGAATTCGCCTATTCTGAATACGTACCGTAACGGTCCTTCCATTTTGATGTTTTCAGCTGATCGTGCCTGGTCCTACGATCAGATCGCGGGAACGTACACGTGCATCAAATCACGTGATGGCGAGATAGGTCACGTGTACCCCTCACGCATCAAGCCCCTCTAAAAGAACGGCGAAAAATAGTCTCGAAAACGGTGTAAGTCCACGGCGAATCCTGATAGGATTAGATCATGGTCAATGTCACTATCAAGGACGCAAACGGGCGTACTCTCTACCTCCAATACCTGGTGACTGCGCCCGGGTCTGCGTTTCATCCCGACGAACCGTCCATTCGAGTGGGCCTGGATCCCGTCGTGATGTCCGAATCTGACGCCGATTTCCTTGTGAAGGAGTGGGCGAAGATGGGCGAAAACAACGCATCGATCACGAGCGCAGTGTAAGTCACCAAGGAAACCTGGTAAGATTAGATCATGAACAAGGTACTCGCTACTCTCGCAATCCGCGCAAACTACCCGGCCGAGGAGGTCGCCCGTGATGCGTACCAACTCCGCGATGCGCTCGCTAAGCGTTTCCCCACGTGGACCTTCGCGGCCGTACGCAGCGGAAAGCAGTTCACTGTGGAGGTCTCCGGTCTGTGTGACGGCGAGCTGAACGTCAAGATGATCGCATTCGCCGAAGGTTTCCTCGCTTCTGCACACCTCTGGGAACGGTGATCAACGTGGACAACATCGAAACGCTCGTGGACGCCGCGGCTGACGCAATCGCCAAGGACAAGGAACGCAAGCCCGTGACCGGTGCTGACGGGTGCTGGAGGTTCGATCGGGTTCTCGACGAAGTCTTCGGAAAGTCGCGCGATCGGGAGTTCTTCATCGCTGTCGAAAAGGTGGCGATGACAAAGCTCGTCGCTTCAGGTGGTCGTCGCGCTGACTGGTCGTCTTTCGATCTCGTGCACTCGTACGCTTCGACGAAAGCCGCGTTCATGACGCCCGGGTTCGCCGAGGCACGCAGCAAGTGGATGACGTGAGAGAGTGTGCAAGTCAACCCTGAAACCTGGTAAGATTAGATCATGAACAAGGTCACTGAAGCACTCTCTCACCTCCTTGCGTTCAACTTCGGCGTCAAGTCGGACCTCACCAAGCGTACGCTGAACAACCGGGATGCCGTTGCGTTCCTCCTGTTCTCCTGCGGGCCGATGAAGATGCGTGAGATCGTCGATGTCATGAACGTTTGGCGCAACGGGTCAACTTCCCGGTCGAAGGCCGAATGCCGGCGATGGGTCACCGATCCGCACGATCACGAGCGCACTGTCATGCGCCGTGGCACGAAGTCTGTTCCGAAAATGGGCTTCACGTACATGTTCAACTCGTCCCGTTCGGGCGGGTACGGGTGCGTCGGCGCGAACGCCTTCACCAAGGGAATTTACATGGCCAGTGAATGGTCGGGGTTCTCCCACCTGAAGCATCATGTTCCCGGTGAGAACTACCTGCGCCGCACGTACTGGTATCGCAGTGCACCGGGCCTCTACGCGCCCACCCTCGAGTGCGCCAAGCGCATGTCGGAGATCGCACACTTCTTCGAATGAAATGCCGCGATTAGCAGACCTACGCCCGGGCGACATGGTGTCGTATCCCAACGGTAAATCGGGATTCACGTGGGTGGTTCTCGCGGTCGAGCGGGTCACTCGCATGCTCAAGTGGGCTCCGTTAGCATGTCGTGCTGAACTTCAACTAAACGATCACATCGTTGGTCGTTGGTCTCCTCCTTTCGATGAGAATGAGTGGGAAGAAGAGCTCGACATTGTCGTCGAAGACTTCAAACGACATCGCAATCGATTGTCGATATGCAGAAGTGTAATAGCAAACCAAGACCTGGTATGATTTGATCATGTTGATGAACACCTCTCCTAAGCACATGGTACGCAGGCCTGTCCGCGCAGAACTTCCCGAAAACATCACCAGCGACATGAACAAGTGGCGTGCGGACGGATGTTGGGGGCCTTGTCCCGAGTCGTACATCAAGTTCCACGAGAATCTCGCTCGTGAAGAGATCGATCGGTTGGAACTGAGCTTCGGCGTGACGATCCAGAACATCCCGTGGATCGCCGAATCTGGCTGGTTCGACGGCATGTTCGAACTCAACGTGAACGTGCTCACGGCTCGTGGAACGAACATGCACCTTCGGTGGAACGACAGCAATCAGGGCTTCATGGTGAAGCTCCCGTCGGGTGGAAGCACCGTATTCTACGAAGACGAACTTTCTCTCTGAACCAAGGAACGAAGATCATGTCAGCCCTACACGTGTCGATCAACACCCTTCTCACGAAGATGGATCATTTTCGAAACCTCGCAGTGAAGGAGGTCAATGCTGTGAAGCCCAACCTCATCCACGCGGAAGCGTACACCCACGAGACGAGTGACATCCTCGGAGACCTGCTTCGAATCGTCGTTGCTGCCGAGCGCCGCGGAGTCGTCCAGCCACCCGATGTCATCGCTCGTTTGAACGCTGCACACGATCAGGTCATCGAGCTTGCGCTTGAGATCAGCGCGTTCAAGACCGTGATGTCGCAGAACACCAAGCTTGCGCCCGAAGCAGCGAAGGCATGCACGAACTGATGACAAAAGAAGAGCTGCAAAAGGTCGATGAGTTCCTCGAAAGAGTGCTCCGTGCACTTGGACAGATGGACAAAAATGACAAGAACGGCAAGTGGGAAATGCCATCTGACGTACGTGACGCCCTTGCGTACGAAGGTCACTGGGAGGTTCAACCTGTCTTGAAAGTTGCACAGTGCCTCACCCCGCAGGTAAATCCTATTTGTGCGAAAAAAGTGTAAGTCCTGGTGGATCCATGATAGGATTAGATCATGGTCAAGATTACGAATGCAGACGGTGTCGTGATGGTCTCGTTTACCGAGAATGATTTCGAGTTTCTGAAGGAACTTGTGTCGTCGGGTCTCGACGTAAACGCCGCGCAACTGCATACGCACAACAAGCTCGTCGTCATCCGCGCCGAGGTCGGCGCAAAGTTCCTCGAATCTGTGCAAGACGTCGGCGAAACCAGGTAAGATTAGATCATGATCAAGAAAAGCAAAAAGGACGGCACTGTCACCGTGACCCTCACGGAGCAGGAGCTTGGTGTCATCCGAGCCCTCGTGGTCAAGGGCGCAAAACACGTCCGTGACGAACGTCACGATGTGAAGGACGACGTGTACGTCGACATCGGCGTCGAGTTTCTTCTCGCAACTCGGTGAAAGTCCTCAGCGAAACCTGGTAAGATTAGATCATGAGCAGACACCACAATTCCGAACGACGCTCCTGGCGCGGTCGCTCTCACAAGTGCGGCGGACGTCGTGTTCGAGCGCTTCGCGATGCATGTCGGCTCCGAAGCGAATCACACTGAAAAGTGTAAGTCAACGGAGAATCCTGGTAAGATTAGTCTAGATGGAGAGTTGAACGGCTCTCAGCACCTGTAGAAGGATGGGACGGTCAGTTTACGCGCCGGCGTTATCACCCGGAGACGATTCTGGCATGCCAAATTCAACGTGTCAACCCCGACGGTGATTCAGAGGGATAGTTCACGTGCCTCAATGGAGCGCTCACTTGATCACGAGTGTGCTGTTGAGGGTCGCTGGAGAATAGCCAGCCGGGTGCTGAGAGCCGCTCAGCAATCATCGAGGAGTTCATCATGGAAGAGTTTGTTTCACATAGATGCCGCACTTGCGGCGGGTGCGCTCATCCTGCGACAGGGTGTGTTTACTCCCCCACTTTCATCGTGTGTGGTCCGTGTACTCGTGAAGCGTGGGCATGGATTCGACAGTTCACCGCCGGAAAAGGTGGGCGTCGTGGTCCCAGGTTCTATGAGCACGTCAACGTCATCAGTCCCCGCATCGAGGTTTCACCGTGATTGAGTTCAAGGCAAAGGACATCGCAGTCGGCGATGAGTTCACCACGCAGGCAGACCAAGGTGAAGTGTGGTTCCGCGCCGAGGAACTCAAGCCGGCGAAGAACGGGATCATCGACGTCCTGGGCGCCGTCGTTCAGGCAAATCTCGACACTGACTATGTCGTCGGTGATTCCGAGTGGATGGATCTTGCAGAAGACGAACTCGTGATCGTGAGGTAGCGCATGTCTGAGGAACGCAACGAACAAGGATGGCGCATCGAAGCAACGGAGTTCATGAACTTCGCGAACTGCTCGCGACGTGGCCGCGAGATCGAGGTCAGCGTCGAAGCGGAGTCCGTCGAGATCAACGTGGAAGAGGGCTCGGGCTACCTGAGCCAGCGCACCACGGCGTACATTCCGATGGAGATCATGGTCGTTCTGATGCGTAACGCCGGTTACACGGTGACACGTGGCTGAACGCTACACGCCCTCTCAACTCGATTGCATCGAGCGCATGCTCGACAAAGCACTTTGCGATGTCGAAATTTACAAGGCTGCGTGGAAGGCTGAACGCGACCTGAAGTGGACGCTCGCTTATCTCACGCTCTCGAACTACTACGAACACAACCCGGTGGCGAAAGCCAACAACGAACGTAGAGTGCAAGGTTCGAACGAACCGTGATACTCTTAGATCAGGCAACAGGGACGGAGGAACGCATGACGACGAAGGCAAGTGTGGTTACGTTGGATGAGGATCAGCTCGCTCAGGTGCGAGAGGCACTGGACCTCGCAGACGGGCTCGTCTCGATGGTGATCTCTGGCCGAACGGGCCAGCAACGCGTGGCACTCGACTTCGCTCGGGCCCTCAGCGCGATCAAGCGCAACAAGGTCCTGTCGACGGAGCGATGATGCTTGACGTCATGAAAATGGAGCTCGAGGGGCTTCGCGCCCTTACGGGACAATCTCTGTCAGATGCCTGCGGCGAGATTCGTGAGCGACTTCTTGAACTCGAACCCGAGCTGTTCGACTTTATCCGTAGCATCCCAACGAGACTAGTTGACGAAGACCGACGCGCGGCGGTCATTCAGGCGTTCAACAATATGTCAGACGCTGAAGTTGTTATTGCATGGCTAGAGATGTTTCATCCGGACAAAAATACTCTCTTGCTTCGAGACAACAAGCAGTTTCAGAAGCTCGCAATGAAACTGCTTGCTCCACGAGTTCTTCAGTGTTTTGGCGCGCCAAAACACAATGTACAACTGATTCCTAATGAGGTAAAGTAACTACACACGCTCTGATTCTCTGTAGCCTCATGGCTAACTCTGGTGTGGATTCTGCTTACATGCCCGGTAACGGGCCCAACGACACGAGGACATAAGTGCAAAAGACTCGCAACCGTACTGACGCTTCTTTCAACAACGCCACGCGACCCAACCGATTCGCCCTTCAGGCGCCTGAGCAGGTCGACATCGACACGCTTGGGACCATGCTCGATGAGGATCTGATCGTCAGGCTTCGCACTCTCGAGGATGAGAGGGGAAAGGCATACGAAGCGCACCAGGATTCTCGTCCCTGGGAGGAGGAGATTGCTTACGTTCGACGTGAGCAGCAGCTGCGACGCGTCCGACGTGACAACCACATGGACTACTTGCGTCGTACGGAAGGCAACTACAACGACTCCGAGGCGGGCCTTCCTGCGGGTGACTTCGACAACTCGGCGTTCGTATACGCCGCAACTGGCGGCCGCCCGAGGTGGAACTGATGACTACGACAAACTGGGAACCTTCGAGGAAGCGAAACGCTGTTGCTTTGAAGAAAGAGGTCGGCTCTGACCTGCAGCAGAACATCGTCGGCTCGTATCTCAATGCGCTTCATCGCTTTCCGCAGTTGAAGCACCCCGAGGTCGTCGAGCTCTTCAAGGCGTACTGTGCTGGGCGTAAGGTTGATGAGAACGGTGACATCATCGTCGCGGAATCGACGCCTGAAGCGATCGCTGTCCGCAAGAAGCTCGTTGAGTGCAACCTGCGTCTCGTGGTCTCGATCGCGAAGCAATACAAGGGACACAACCTCCCGATCGAAGATCTCATTCAGGAGGGAAACATCGGGCTTATGAAGTCCATCGATCGCTTCAAGTGGGAGAAGGGCTTTCGGTTCTCCACGTACTCTACGTGGTGGATCAAGCAGGCGATCGGACAGCACGTTCTAAAGCGCAAGCGCATGATTCGTCTCCCGGCGCACGCCGCGACAGTCCAGCGCAAGATGATGCAGGCCGCGGAGGAATACCGCGAGACGATGGGTTGCGAGCCCACGACTGAAGAGCTGCGCGTTCTCATCGGTGCAAGCGACACTGTTGTCAAGGCGACTGTTCACTCTGGTCGCGGAACGATCTCGCTCCAGCAGCCGCTCTCCTCGAGCGGCGAGGGCGACACCATCGAGGACAAGGTCGAGGACCAGCGTCCTGGCTGCGATCCTTTCGAGAATGTTGCTGAGAAGCAGCTTCTTGAGCTCACTCGAGACGTGCTTGGAAGCCTGTCCGCGAAGGAAGCAGCGATCCTACGCCTGCGCTTCGGCCTCTGCGAGGACAGCAAGAACTCCACCGACTATCCGATCACAGAAGAGGAAGTCAATCAGGTGATGTCTGGGAAAGGTCTCACATGATCAAGTGGGTTACCATGGGTGTGACGGTCGGCATCGGACTTGCTTTCGCCGCGGGTGCGTATGTCGGTTGGAAGACGACACTCAAGATCACTGACAGCGTATACGCAAGGAAGAAGGCCGGAAGTGTTGGCTAACGCAGGCGCAATCATGCTATGGACGATGATTGTCATGAGCACGCTCGCGGGTGTTGGTGTCATCACGGGCTACATCATTGCGAAGGTCCGCATGAATCGATTCATGAAGGTCTTCAACGAAAAGTAGACAATGAACGCTGTAGATTTTGTACTGTACTGCGCCGGCGGTGGGATCATCACGATCTCAAGTGCGGCTGCGTTCAAGATCGTTGTCAAGGCCCTTGAACCGCTCGTTACACAAAAACCTGTGCCTCGACCGACGCCATTGTCCCAGTCTGTTCAACTTCCTGATCCCATCGAGGAGGGACTCGGAGCGCGCATAAAAGCGCTCCAAAATACTCGTTTTGGTGCTCCCATCACTACACGTCAGCTCACACCTGATATGGGTCCTCAGACCAGACCGTACTCACGACCGCATCAACCCGAGCATGACTTTGTGCCTCGAGCTCCCGGGCCGACACAGGTTAAACTACCTCCCCGCGCCGCATTGCGAACCGTTCCTGCAGTCAAAGAACGAAACGTAGTCGTACAGCTTCCTATCAAACAAAAGACAGACGCACCCAAGAAAGATGAATGAGATGGCACTTCGTAGAGGCACACGTGTTGACCGAGGTTACGCAACCGTCGCTGACGATGAGGGCGTCAACTATCGTGAAATCGCTGACACGATGACCGAGCTCGGGTTCAATATGAACCACTCGTCTGCACGCAACTACGTGCTCAGGGTGATGCGGAAGTTCGCCAAGAGCCTTTCGAAGCAGTGGAAGCTCGAACTCGACGAGAAGCGCATCGATCAGATTGCGAAGGATCCCGGCTTCCAGCACGGAATTGCTGACCTTCTGCATATCGTCGAGGCCCAGCGGCGTGAGCGAATGGTATAGTTAGATACATGAGCAGAGAACGCCGCGGCACTCCTGGTAGAATCGTTTCGAAGGTTAGTGAACCACGCCTACGTCTAGCCGACGTGCTGAGGCGTCGAAAGACGACGCTACGTGCATTCATTGACAGCCTGGGTCTCACAACCTACGGTGCGTTAGACATCATGTGTGGACGTTTGGGCGTCATGGCACCAACTCAAGAAGAGTTTGACGCCGCACGTCCGATTACTGAACGTGTCAATTCTCCGCAAGAGGGCGTCATTGTCCTCGAGGCACCGCCCGTCATTGACGAGATCAGCGGCAAGGAAATTGATCCTGAGGCACCCGTTGCTGCACCCGGTGTTGTGGTGGTGACAGACAAACCGGGCGTCAAACCTGCCCTCGTGAAGCTGTCAGCGCCCACGGAAGACACACAGAAAAAGAGTACGAAGAAGTAGAAGGCTAATCTGTCGCTGAATGACTTGTTTCTCTCGTGGACCTTTACGTAGTCCCATGAAAGACGACTAGTTAGAGATGATGGACATCATTGAAGGACTTGACGCCTGGTTTGTTGATCGGCTCAAGGGCCTTCACTATCGACCTGAAACAGTGGCGTATGTCACTAGCGTATTGAAAACGCTCGCAAGGCCGAGTATTGATGACGACTTCAGCGACAGGTCAATCGTGCTTTCTTACTACGACGCTCGTAAGTCTGGAGACTTCGCAAAGTTCCAGCGCATCGGTGACTGGGTCTTATGGACAGGAGCAATCGTTCCTGAATCGATCGCACGTGATAGAGAGATCATCGAGTCGATCGGTCGCTTGTCGTACTACACGTGCTACCGCATCATGCGTTCATCGTGGCCCGTCTATGAAGAGCTTGCTGATCAACTCCCTGCGATCTCTGCGGCCACACGCGTCCGCCTCATCTGACATCGCCACAGCGAAATAGTTTCATTCGTGTACGCGCGGGTGTATCGCGCGCGCGAGCGACCTATTTATGACATGGCAACAACAGTCACTCGCACTATTTGTAGCGGCATCGAACACCTTGCGTATGTCACAATCGATAACGTTCCCGTCGTCCCGCGGTGCATCTCGCGCTTCAGTGCGGGATCTCGTATCGAACTCACGTACCAGCGTGGGAACACTTTCGCCATTCGCGCTGCTGACCCAAGCGATCCCAAGCGAATCTTTGAACCAGAAACTTGGGTCAAAGCTGTGTAACACGGCTGCCCACCATGGTAGATTTAGATCATGAAGGTGCACCTCCTTTCGTCCGACGGACTTCCTGTTTGTGCGAAGAGTGTGTTCATTCGTCGTGTGTTTCGCCTCTTCGGTTTCAGTGCCGATGATAGCACCTCCGCAACGTGTAAGTCGTGTAAGAAACTCACTGTGAAGCATCGAAAAGCTTTTAGCGTTTGTCCGTGATGCAAGTCATGGTCACGTTGATGTAAGATTGATCTACCACCCAACCAGGAAACGAACTCATGTCTCTGACGTCCATGTCGATTAAGACCTTCAAGCGCTGTGCGGAGCGCATGCTGCCGAAGAAGTCAATTCTTCTTCGCGCTGATCACGGCGTAGGTAAGAGCCGCGTCGTCAGGCAGGTGTCCTGCACTGTGCGTCGGATGCTCTTCGAGCGCGGCATCATCAAGGACATGAAGAACGGGTACCCGCTCATCGACCGTCGCCTCAGTCAGATGAGCGAAGGCGATATCGTTGGTCTTCCGAGCACCGACGGCGAGACCACGCGGTTCAACCCGCCCGATTGGTACAAGAGGGCGTGCAATGAGCCTTGTGCGCTCTTCCTCGACGAGCTCAACCGAGCAACGCCCGAGGTCATGCAGGCTGCGTTCCAGATTGTTCTGGATCGTGAGCTCAACGGGTGGAAGCTTCACCCCGAAACGCGTGTCTACAGCGCAATCAACTCGAGCGCGGCATACTCGGTGAACGAGATGGACCCTGCGCTTCTTGACCGCTTCTGGGCAATCGACCTCGATGCGACGGTCGCGGACTTCCTCTACTGGGCCCGTGACACGGACCCGGAGCAGGGTGGAAACCTTCACCCGTACGTCCCGGATTTCATTCAGACGGGTGAGAAGTGGCTCAAGCCTGCGAAGAACGCAGAGGCGGGTTCGAACCAGCCGAGCCCTCGCTCCTGGGAGTCGCTCAACGAGACTCTCGTTGCGGCAGGGATCATGGAGAAGCCCGATGACGAGCTCTTCTACCACATGTGCCTCGGCTTCGTCGGCGTGGAAGCGTCGATTGCATTCCGAGACTACTGCAAGACGGTCGACAGCCGAATCACCGGTGAGGACATCGTCAACAAGTACAACCAGGCGGGCATCAAGTCCAAGGCGAAGCGCGCGGGTCAGGGTCGCCAGAATGACCTTGTCGACAAGGTCGCAGAGTACGTCGTGAAGAGCGTCGACAAGCTCAGCGATGCGCAGGGTGCGAACGTCAAGGAGTTCATGAAGGACCTTCCCGATGAGCTTCGAATCTCTCTGTGGAGCAAGCTCACGAGCCAGGGCATCGACAAGATCGAACTGGCGAAGAGCATTCACAAGCACTGTGCCGAGGTCGTCCTCGGCGTCTTCGGAGTGCCGATGGGTGAGGCTGGGATTGGGGTAATTCCGAATATCCCAGGCATTTTCAAAGCGCCTGCAAAGAAGTGATAGTGCGGGCAGGGGCCGAGTAGCTTACTTAAACAGTGACTACGTTTAATCAAGAGACGTGGAAGACTCGAGCGTGTAGCCGCTTTGCACGAGCCTCGGCAGCTGGGAAACCGACTGCCGGGGCCGTACTGCATAAAGACATAAGGTCGATCGACTCACTTGTCACCGTGTTGACCTGGTGTGCTGCTAGAAAAATTGGCGTGACGTTCGTCAAGGAATCCAACGGTCTCTATGACGCGAACGACAAGTCGATCAAGATTAGCGGACGACTCGCACCTGAGTTACAGCTGTACGTTCTTCTTCACGAGTGCGGTCACTTTCTGGTGGGAGAACGTGGGATCCACCAACGCTTTGGCGGAGGTTATTCGTCAGCGAAATCAGGCGCAAGTAAGACGACTCACCATCGCATTGATGTGCTTGACGAAGAATTTGAGGCATGGCACAGAGGTCGTCGCCTCGCAAAAAGATTAAAGATCAAGTTAGACGACGACGTGTGGAACAAAACACGCGCTGGTTTTCTTCGCACATACATGAAATGGGTCTTGAGACAAGGAGGATACGGCATTGGCATCGGTAAAGAAACCTAGAAAAGAACTGCGGGACGTTGACCGTGCGGTCATCCAGACCGTGATGTTCCAGAGCGGCATCCTTCCCATGGAGAAGACCGATCTCGATATGCGTCGAGCGCTTCAGCAACTCTCTCCCGAAGAGGCCCGTATTCTCAAGCGCAAGTTCCGCAAGCTCTGGCGCAAGGCCATGCGAGCGACGATCGGCAATGGCAAGACGCGTAACGGCAAGGAAGAGCGCGAGCACGCAAAGCTTGGCGTCGGCAAGCACGTTCCCAGCCGTGCAGAGCGCAATGCGCGCAAGCAGCTCGTTTTTGATGAGCTCTGGAATACTGTCATCGGACCTCTCATCGAGAAGTTCGAGAACGCTGGTGGACCCACAATGCCCGGAGGCAAGAAATCATGAAGGATGTCTGAGGGCTAGCGTACCATGGCCCTACGTCAGCACACTGTCGGGTGACAGTGATTGAAGTCCGGGTGGCGGCGAGTACGCAGCACGCGGCAAAATGTTTAAGAACGTGACAGCGGAACCCACCAACGTGAAGGTTCAACCTCACTGCCGCCAGTAACCTTTGGCCCGGACCGAACGTGAGCAACGTGGGTGCCGGGCCTTCTTTTTGCCTTATTTCCTGTTGAAAGCTCTTTTCAATAAGGATTGTGTAAGTCCAGGTGGATCAATGATAGGATTAGATCATGGTGGAGATGAAGCAGGTTAGCAAGACGGTTCGAATCCTTGACCTCATCGCGTCGATTGACGGGATGCGTTTCACGGACATTCAGCGCGCGCTGTGGGAAATGTCGCATACGCGCCCTTTCACCCGTGCGGAGCGTGGGTATTGGTGCACCAATCTCTGTGGCGGGTTTTACTATCACCCGGGCATTCTCAACTTCTACTGCGAAAAGGGTGCCGACGGACTCTGGCGTACGAAGCTTGCTCATGGTGCGAAGCCGTGGGCTTCGTTGAAGGCGACCGATCGGTTCTGAACGGTGCAAGTTCCACGCTGAACCTGATATATTGAGATCATGTCGGACGTACAAAAGCCGCGCTTGTCCTGGAAAGACCTCAAGTACAATGAAGAGATCGTCGTTGATGGCGAGCTCTGGCGTGTGCAAAAAATCTCGCCCGCGATCGTACCCGACGCCGGGCACTGGTACGGGAATGAGTGGGTGTATCATTACGATCTCACGAAACCTGCGCAGGTGCGAATCTCGCGAACAGTTCGAGGACGCCCGGGTTTCCCGGACGAGTATGAGACAGACGTGATCATGGTACGCGCCTGAGCCGAGGAAAACATGGGACTTCGAAAAGCACATCAGAATCTCCGCGCATGCTTCAGCTACCGCGGCCACGATTTCGACGTTGTCAACGGCGCTCGTAGCTCCGTCGGACGCTACGCGAAGGACATCACCGTCCGCGCTCGCCGTCGCCTCGATTCGGCGATCGAGGTCGCCGAGGTCGATGAGATCTTCGAGGAGTGGAACGACTACCTCACGAAGTTCACCGACGAGGAGCGTAAGTTCTACGAGGAAACGCCCGTGAACGCGCCGTATCTCGCGAAGGTGCAAGACACCGACGGTTCGTGGTAGGATTAGATCATGAAGACGATGGTCCACAACAGCAAGGCGCTCACGAAGGCGCTCGCGGCGTTCATCACTGACAACGTTGGTATCCCGTCAGGGGCGTTCGAGGTGTCTGACGTCAAACAGGACGGAACAGTGTTCGTCAAGTTCAGGTCGTACCGCGACTGGCCCGCGAGCATGCTCGCTCAGGATTTCGCTGGTGGGCTGACGAACCACGCAAAGCTCTTCGTTCAGACGACGAACGTTCAGTTCCGCCTCGCACTCGATCAGTTTCGGGCGTAACGTGGGAACGCACTATCGCGAACAGGGCCCAAGCCCGATCGTAGTCGGGTACACGTACTCGAACTATCCGATCAACAGCGTCTATTTCAAACACTCGATGTCAGTTCTCGTCGAATATAACGAGGCGACGGGCATGTGCAAACTTCACACGATCGATGCATGGCGAGGACGCCACGGTTATAACGTGTTCTTCAAGAGCGCGTCTGAGTTGTCACACTGTCACGTTATTCACAGGGAGCCCAACCTCAAAAGGTTGTGTAAGCTCACCACTGATAGTGGTATGATTTAATCATGGCTAGGAACGCAAGGTTCGCAAGGAATCGCCCGGTTCGCAAGGTCGCTCCCAAACGCCAGATCGTGTGGAAAGACCCGTTGCTTGGTGCAGCCAGCGTGGCCCGTGTGGCACCCGCAGGGTACGTTGCAACGCCGAACGAAGGCATATGGGCGAACACGAAACTGACGCTCGGAATGCCAGTGATCGCAATGATCGACCTTCAGGTTTCACAGGAGCGAGGCACGTATAAGTTCGCACCGATCGAGCGTTTTTGGGGTGAGCCCGGAATGGCACCCGTTCCGAAGGGTTCGCTTCTGATGTATGCAGGTACAATCCGCGCAACGGAGCGTGGGCGTATCAACGGCAAAACCTGTGATGTGCAGGTCATCAAACATACCTTCGTGACCCCCGTGGGACGGTGCATTGTCCATGACCTTGCACTCGTCGGGCCTGTCACGTGACCCTCGAGTGACCCACGTGCCCTCACGCGAGGGCCCAAACTGGTTACCCTGTCCCCGCGCGGGCCCTCGAGAGGGTCACGTGGGCATTCTTATTGAAAAGCACTTTCATTAGTGAAACGGTGCAAATCCTGGCCGTTCCATGATAGGATTAGATCATGTTGAAGGTGACGGTTTCTGGCAGCGCGGCGGCGGGAAAGACCACGCTCGCGCTACTCATCGCGAAGGCACTCACGGACGCGGGCCTCATCGTCGAAAACACCGATGAGGACGTGGTGCACGGTGCCGCGTACGATCACCTGCAGAACATGCGCGTGAAGGCACTCGCGACGAACGGCACGGCGATTGTCATCGAAACGGTGCAAGTTCGCCGAGGCATGTGATAGGATTAGATCATGATGGTGACAGTGGAAACGGTCGGCGCGGGTTACGCGGTGAACATGGGAAAGATCGTCCTCGCGACGTACAGGAACATGCCCTCCGCTGCGAGCGCTCGTGATCATGCGAACGACAACTGGGGCGAGTGTCCCTGCGCGCTGTGCAAGCGCGTGTACGAGGTTCTCTGCGTCAAGGTCGAAAACTGGAGCAAGCGCTAAATTCCGTCGACGTGGTGTAAGTCGACCCTGAAACCTGGTAAAATTAGATCATGAAGAACGACAGAAATTATTCCGCCACGATGACGCTTGCGTCGCCCACCGCCGTTGCACTCTTCGTCAACGAGTTCTGCGGGCAGATCTCCGACGGCATGTGGGAGAACTCTGGGCCTCGCGATCACTGGAAGTTCTGGTGCCACGTGAACGTGGAACTCGGCGTGAGGTCGGAGATGAAGGACGTCAACGGCCTGTGCAAGAAGAACGGGTACAACTTCGCTGCGCTCATCCCGATCGTCGGCGATCGCATGTTGGCGAACGGTCGCATGGCGAAGGCGATGTCGAACCTCGGACTGGATCCCGCCAACCGTGAGATCGTCAGCGCAGGTGAATACATGCCCACGACGCTCAGCGACTTCGAAAACTGCAAGGCCATGGGCAAGTGGCCCTACGACTTCGTCGCCCGTCACATGAACGATGTCACCCACGCGCTAGCGGCGGTGTTCTACGCAACGACGTACACGCTGAAGGACCTGCGCGCGGACATCAAGATGATCAAGTCGGCGATGAAGACGGTCGCTCGGACGGCGTACTGAGCCTGTGAAACTCGCGGTCCGCACCTGGTATGATTGATCAAAGACCATGAGAAACTTTTCAAATATCTCACGCTGCAGCCTTCGTCCCGAGTATCACGAAGAAGTTGAGGATCGTCCGCTTCGCCTCATGAAGGTCGCCGCGCACATGCTTGCGTTCACCAACGATGAGCCGGCGGCGATCGCATATCTCGAAGGCTCACAGGGCGCGAGCAACCAAGAAGCATTCCTTGCGGTCAAGGCCGCGAACGTACTCCTCAACACATCACACGAGAACTGAACATGGCAATCACTACCAAAGACATCGTCGACTTCATCTGGTCTCCCGCTTGTAACGCGGCGGCGCGGCAGGAAATCGTTCAGGCACTGAACTCGCAGCGCAAGATCGCTTCATCGCAAGCGTCTCGAAAGTTCGAGCGCGGTGACGACGTCGAGTTCACCTCGAAGTACGGACAGAAGGTCGCCGGTGTGGTGACGAAGGTCAATCGGATGTCAATTCACGTGACGTCAACGAGTGGAACGAAGTGGCGCGTCTCGCCGCAGTTCCTGAAGCTGACGATCGAGTGATGCATCATGGGTGAAGTCATCAGTCTGCACGCCGAACGGTGGATCGTCGGCGTCTTCGAAGAGTCGGGCATTCGCGTCGACGTTTCCACGAAGGGTCAAGTTCGATTCGTTCAGTTCAAGCACGAATCCGGGTTCCCAGAGCCTCCGAGCGACGGCGGGTACGCAATCCCAGTGTGGTCTATTCTCACGATGGAACAGATGGCCCGTCTCGGCGAGGCACTTTCGGTAGCGTACAAGGAGAACGAAGATGGGTGACCTGATCAAGCTCGAAGACTACAAGTTCCCGTGGCGCGAGGTGTTCTCGACGGACGGCCCCGCATCGACGCTCCAGATCTACGTGAACGATCACACGGGTGAGGCCGAGATCGTCCAGATGAACGATGACGACACGAGCATCCGCACGTGTGTCGATGCCGAAGACGCCGCGCAGATTGCGGTCGTTCTCACGGCGATCAAGAAGGCGAAGGCAAAGTGAGTAACAACAGACTGATTCAGATCGCAAGGCTCCGCGCTGAGGCGCTCGACCTCGAACGACTCGAGACCGCTGAGCGCCGGGAGCGCCACAATCGAATGGTTTTCGAGATCACAAAAGGCATGGGCTATGATGAACTCCTCGAATTTCGTGAGGCTCTCGACAATCGAATCGGTCGTCAGTACGCTGACGACAGCGACGAGTAGCACATGCCACACGTAGACACAGACGAAGAGTCTCAAAACGAGTACGTCGAATCGTGGCCGAAAGTCTGCGCATGCGGTTGTTCAATCACTGAGGAACAGTGGGAGAGCCTGCCGTACGTGGGCGTTCAGAAGGTCCCTCGCGAGCTCGGTATTCCCGACCTCGAACTCAGAAACTGCAAGCGCTGCATGTCAACGCTCGCCGTCGTAGTCCCAAGCGATTTCACCTGAAACCCCGCTGTGCAACACCACAGCCTCACATGATAGATTAGATCTATGGCCAACACCGTCATTCAGTTGCTCGAAGAACTCGAGTCCACGCAGGGCAAGAATGCCCGCCTCGAGATCCTCGAGGTAAACCGCAAAAACGATCTCCTGAAGCGCGCGTTCGTCGCGGCACAGGATCCGTACACGGTTTACTACGTCAACAAGTTCAAGATGCCGGCTCCCCTCGATGAGCCCGTCAACGAAGACGACGAGGCACTCGAGGTGTTCATGTCGCTTCTGAACCTCCTGTCGAAGCGCAAGCTGACAGGCAACGCGGCGAAGGACGCTGTCACGGAGATGTTCTCGGAGTGCAACGAGCTCCAGCAGAAGTGGTTCCAGCGAATCATCCTGAAGAACCTTCGCTGTGGCCTGCAGGAATCGTCTGTCAACAAGATCTGGCCGGGAACGATGAAGAGTTTCACCGTTGCCCTCGCTTGTACGCTCAAGAGTGACTTCATCAAGGGTGAAGGCATCAAGATTCTCGACAAGGTTACGTACCCGGTCCGCGTCGAACCGAAGCTCGACGGGCTTCGCTGCATCGCCGTGAAGAAAGACGGTGTGGTCACTTTCTTCACGCGCAACGGGACCATTCTCGAGTCCATGCCGAAGATCAAGGCGGCATTGGAAGATACACCGGCTGACAATTTCGTCCTCGACGGCGAGGGCATGGCGGCTGATTGGAACGAAAGTTCGTCGGTCATGATGTCGAAGACGCAGAAGGACGACAGCGGACTTGTTTACAACGTCTTCGATGCAATGTCACTCGCTGACTGGGTTGCCCAGGAATGTTGCGTTCCGTACGAAGCACGCACGGTATACGCGGAAGGAATTATCGGATCTATGTCACCCAAGGCACCTGTCAAGCAGGTGCCACACATCATGGCGAAGAACGAGAGCGAACTCAAGGCGTACTTCTCCAAGTGCATGGACGAGGGTTTCGAAGGCGTCATGCTGAAGACACTCGACACGCCGTACATCTTCAAGCGTTCGGAGAACATCCTGAAGCTGAAGCCCTGTGTCACCTACGAGGGAATCATCGTCGGTCACTATGAGGGACGTCACGGCACCAAGCGCGAAGGTCTCTTCGGCGGGTTCGAGGTTGTCCTTCCCAATGGAAAGATCACCCGCCTCGGTGGTGGGTTCAACGATGCACTCAAGGCTCAGGTTCAGCTCGAAGGTCCTGACACGTACCTCGGCAAGATCGTCGAGCTCGAGGCTCAGCCCGATCCGCTCACCTCTGACGGGCTCACTGTCGATGGGAAGGCTCGGTTCCCTGTCTTCTGTCGCTTCCGCGACGAGGGCGACGTGGATCCCAAGGTCATCGACGCAGGCGTGAAGTTCTTCGAAGAGCTTCCCGGTGAGGCCGAGTGATGATGACAGTATTCGCGTGGGTGGGAATCATCGTCACTGTCATCGGCACAGTGATTGTTTTCGCCAAGTGTTGCGACAGCATGCACGATTTCTACAAAGAAGTCAAAGAGATGCGTAATCATAAGGATCTGGAGCGCTGGCATGCCGAACTTAAGCTCAAGCGTGCAGAAGAGCAGCGTGTCAGCTCAGCACGCATCACCGAACTCGAAGGTAAGTTGGCCGCTCTTCAGATGCGTTCGGAGTACCGCTGATGCCCATCGTTTCATCGTGTTGCAACATCTGTGATTGCTACACTGTCGCATGCGACAAGTGCGGTACGCACGCAAACAAGTGTGGCAACTACGACATCGGTCAGGCCGCAGAACGTGCCCGCATCGCGGGTTACACGACCATCATGACGACCGCGAGTCAACCAGCAACGTGGCTATGCAAACAATGCACGGCGAACAGAAAGATCAGTGACCTGTGAAGGACATGTTTGGCAACGCAATTGAGGTTGGTGATTGGCTCGTATACGCTTCTTCGCCGTACGGATCGCCGCGGCTGACATTTGGAAAGGTCGTTTCAGTCAATGAACGTTCTGCAAGGATTGATAGAACGCATGCGCCTGGCGTTTTAAACGGCATCACACAAAAGTGGTGTTGGGACGCCGCCACACAGACCGGTCACAATGAGCCCGTCCAAGCAACGCCGACAACCATCGGCTGCTCGGCGCGATGCATGATTGTTCGACCAAAGGACTGAAGTTCGTGAAGAAATACGTTGTACCTGTCTTTATCTGCCTTTCCGCATGTGCGACTACGGCGGCACACCGTGACCCTGCAAAAGATGCGAGCGTAGCACCTGATGTAACCACCGTGACCGTCACGGGAGATTCTCTAGTGTCTGCTCACGAGCCCTCAAAGTGTCCCAGCGACATGAAAGAGGTCACCGGTGACTGGTGTCCCAACGTTGAGCAAAAATGCTTGCGCTGGCTCGACACTGACACGCGACCTGAGGCAAACAGTGGAATTGGTCCCATGCGCTGTGCAGAATTCGCCACGCCAAAGTGCCTGTCTAAGGCTCGCAAGCACATGTCGTTCTGCATGAACACGTACGAATCGCAGAACGTCGAAGGTGAGATGCCAACGATCACGATCGACTGGTTTGAATCGAGGGCTCGGTGTGAGGCTGACGGAAAGCGACTGTGCACCGCTGACGAGTGGACGTTTGCATGCGAGGGTCCGGATGGTCTTCCTTACCCGTACGGCGACGGTCTGCACCGTGACGCAGACGCATGCAACATCGATCACCCGTCGATGGATCCCTCGACGCCAAGAAGTGAGTGGCCCAAGCACAACAGAAGTGTTGCATCGGGTGCGATGCCGAATTGCGTGAGTTGGGCAGGCGTCCATGACATGACAGGCAACATCGATGAGTTCGTCGATAACGTCGGCGGAAGCATGGAAAAAGCACCGTTTCGCAGTGGTCTCAAGGGTGGGTATTGGGGGCCTGTGCGAACTCGCTGCAGGCCAATGACTGACGTCCATGGCCCGACGCACAGTTTTTATCAACAGGGCTATCGCTGCTGCAAATAGGAGTTTTCAATGAGTTGGTTTTTCAAGTTCGTGTTTCAGATCCTCACGGGTATTCCCGCGACACTCATGACGGGCCTTGTTTGTCGAAGTTCTGGGGTTGGTTCATCGTGCCACGTTTTGACGTGAAGCCACTGACGTACATGCAGGCGGTCGGCGTTCTGATGACGTCTGGGCTTTTCCTGCTGGGTCTTTACATGCAGAGTGCTGCAAAAGAAGTGTTCAAGGACAGCAATTACGATACCGCAACGAAGGGCATCGTGCAGAACTTTACGGTGACGATGTTCCTGATGCCGCTCGCGCTTTTCACCGGCTGGTGTTGGCATCACTTCATCCAGTGATGGTGTAGGATAAGGTATGTCCTTCTTCAGGCTCCTCACGACCAAAGATATCACTCCTTGGAAGACGTCATGGTCGACGTACCTTTTCGCCGGTCCACTGTTTCACAAGACGCTAGAGACAGGCGTACAGTTCCTTGAAGAGAATCAAGGTGTCGACGTCTACTTCCATTTCACGACGTGTGGTGACAAGGCGGGTCTCAGATTTCACATCGACTTGTGGTGGGTGTACTTCGAGTTCAACGTCACGGACGACAGGAGCTGGAATGCTGACGCCAACAGATTCAGGCTCCCGAGCGAAGAAGTCGAATTTCACGGTTACCCGTACTGATAGTTACTGACATGAAGCTGATGTTCAAAGGCAGGGCTGCGATGTTGTAAGTGCCTTGAAAGGACACTGCAACATGATTACTTCTTTGCCCGCAGTTCAAGCGAACTGCAGTCACGTTCATCGTTACGTCTGCCTCAGCGCAGAAAATCTCCGCGCCACGAAGCGCATTGCTAATCGACGCTACCGTCGAGCGCTGAACCGCATCACCCGCAAGTTCATCAATGACCCCGAACTCTTCTATGACGAGGGCTTCAATGCGCCGTCTTTGAGTTCTTGGGACCTTTGGTGAGATACATAACATCATGCTGAGCCGCATCAAACAGTATGTCAACGCAGCTGCGGTTGTTGTCGACATCATCAAATGGACGCTTGAAGAGCGGCGCAAGTTCAAGTCATACATGCCGTGGTACATGTACGACATACGCTGAATTTGGCACAGTGAAAAACAGTGCCGTCATGGGGTATAATAGAACTCATGAGCGACAAAGCAAAGACGGTTCCGATGTGTGTGGTTCACCCGGGCGCAACTGCAGAAGACGGTGATTTCACCTTCGAGATGCAGGCACGCTACAATGATGCGAGGACGGTCAAGTTCGCGCTGATTCCGTCTGATGCAGAGAAACTTCACCAGGAGCTTGGTGCGTACCTGAAGGCCGCCGCCAAGAAGTAGAATGACGAAAGCAGAGATGAGGAGAGCGAAACCTGAAGACATCAGGCGTCTCGCAAACTTCATTTTTAAGACAACGGGAATCGCAGACATGGGTGACAAACAGATCATCCGTCTCCTCGATTGGTACTTTAAACGTGCAGAAAAGAAGCGT